ATAATGTTAAAGTCATAAGACCCTCTGTTTCAATATCAGGTGGCACTATATCAAAAGAAAAAGTCCATACTAGCCAATTAAGTATCGGTGCTAAGAAATACGCCCATGCTAATCCCAATGCACATATCCACATGATGGCAGGTCTTGCACCAGCAACAAAAATAGAGCCATGTTTTGCTTGTTCTAAATTTATTTCATTTTGTGATTTTTGCAAATCAATCATTTGTGATTTGATACTAGCTTCTAGTTCCATACGCTTAGTTTTATCAGGTATGGCTTTGCCAATTAAATCGCTTATTGGTTTAAAAAATTTATCAATCATTGTCTTTGCCCTCTAATATGTTTTTTAGTTTTTGTCGCTTTTCATAAGCAGAATCTTGATGTAAGTCTTTATCAACTATCTTTTCTAATTTAAGGGATTCTATCTTAGTATTGCTGATATAACGCCATGTGTAGCCATCACGCCCATAAACACCAAAAACAGTAGTTCCCATGCCTATTTTAATTATCATGGCTTGTTCGCCATCTAATAAGACCTTATCGCCTTCGTTGAATTGTGAGTTAAGTTTAAATTTAAGACCTTTGATAAAAGAAACAGAATAATCTTTGAGAGCAAGACCGCCTAAGACACTTGCTATAAATATTGAGATTTCAACATAATATTCTTCAATGTTCATTTCACATGAAGAACGCATTAATCACTAAGGAAGATAATAGACCAATAACAATCCCTGCTATCTGCCATAATCTTTTATTGGTAGTATTTATATCCGATTCAATAGAATCTAATCTGCGAAAGTTCTCCTTCCATTTTTGTTCGCATATTCTTTCATGCCTATCTAAAGCATTTGCAACTTGCTGAACAGTTGGCTTTTTAGTCGATGGTTTTGGTTTCGCTGTCGCTTTCTTTCTCGGCATTTCCTATACCTCTAAGGCTTTCTAATAAAGACTTGGATTTCAAATCAACCAATTGCTTTTTATCGGCAAATTCTCTAGCCATTGGTTCAATCTCTACGCATCTTTGTTGCAAGGCTAAGACATCATCAAATAAACTTCTTTGTTCATCAGTCATATCTTCTTTGTTGTATTCTTCTACCTCACCATTATCGTTTCTAACTTGTATATCTGACATATTATTCTCCTATTGTTTTTGTTTCTTGTGTTGGTGTGACTAATTCAGCTATTTGGTTGCTTACATTAGTTTTTAATTCTGTAACCTTATCTTCTCCTAGAGCAGATTCTACCCATCCTGTTATTTGTTCATTGGTTAAATCAGCAAAAGGAGTAAAGCTAGATAAATCAGAAGTATCCAAACCTATTGAACCATATACCGAAGCAGTTTGTAGATTGCCTTCAGCATCATTATTAGCATCATCAGTTCCTGTTAATTGCCAATGCACATTAAAAACAGTATCAGTAATATCATCAATAGTTTTTACATCTACAGTTTTACAATCCCAAGTATAATTTATTGCCATGTTATCCCTCTATTTTTTTTATTTTTGCTTCTAATTCTTTTATAGAATTTATAAGAATTGGTATAAGTTTTATATAATCTAAAGAGAAATCAGATTGTTTTTCGTCATCTTTTGGATTATGTTGTAACAGCCAAGTGCTGTTTTTTTCTATTCCAACTTTTGTTAAAGATTCTTCTAAGTCTTGTGCTATAAGACCATACATTTTGGGAGAGTCTGCATCATCAATTTTATAATTGTATTGACTTGGTTTTAGTTTAGTAATTAAATCTAAACCTAGATTTAAATCGCTAATATCTCTTTTAAAATTTCTATCTGAAGGTAAAGAATTGGAATTTGTACTTATACTTCCAACCTGTCCACTATCTTTAAAAAATTCTACCATTGTTCCATCGCTACTTGTTCTGTGTATATTTAAAATAGTACCGCCTGAACGTGTCATGTTTACAACATTTGTATTTAAAAATTCTACTCCTTCTGTAGCAAAAGCGTGTGCAGTTTTATTAAAGAAAAAACTACCACCATTATCAAGTCTCATGCCTTCAGTAGTACCATTTCCAAATGCTAATGGAGATGCTTGGTCTTGACCATCAATACTAAATAAAGTTGAAACTCTTGCAGAAGCACTAGCACCAAAAACATTGTTTATAGTAATGCCACCCGCATTGTTAGTATCTGAACCAGCAATTCGCATTACGTTTTCATTACCATTACTAGAAAGACTGCCATTAACATCTAATCTAAAAGTTGGAGTTAAAGTATTGATACCAACATTACCGCTATTTTCGATAACTACCAGACCATTTGTGCCAACAGTTGAACCTGTGCCTATTACTAAATCATCTGCAGAATCATCTAAACCAATATAAAAATCTTGTGCATTGCCATCAAAAACAATTTTAGTATCTTCTGCACCTGCATCACCTATAGTTAAAGTAGGTGTTGTTCCTTTAAGAACTAAATTGCTATTTGTTAAAGTAGCGACATCTACATTGCCAATCTTAAAATCTATTTGGTCATCGGTATCTGCTGTAATAGAAGTATCGGCATCAGCATCTAAAATTATTTCTCCACCATTAACATCCAAAGTTCCTGTAGTGCTTAAATTACCATTTACTGTTAAAGCACCTGATGTTGCATTATCTGCGGTGATTGATAAAGGCAAAGTAATCCATGCGTTGTTTGCAGAATTTCTTAGCTTTAATAAATTATTAGAAGTATCAATCCACCATTCATAAGCAAATTTGGTAGATGGTTCTGATGAACCTGAATTATTAGATACTATTGCATCTAAAGCATTATTTAAGTCTGCTCTAAAGTTAGCACCTGATTGATTAGCTATATCATAATCGTGTTGAGCCATTAAAAACCTCTTGCTATATAGTCAAATGTTCTAGCAACAATTGTACCACTACTGTTCTTGAAAGTAATTGTAAAACCTGTGCTAGACACACTTGTTATTTCATAAAAATCTCCACTTGCCATATTCTGTGCAGTAACAGCAATTTTTGGAGTAACTAAAAACCCTTGACCAAAAGTAACACCTAACGAACTTGTACTTGATGTTAATTGTTGCGTATCAAATTTTTGGAACGCTTCTAAAGTTGCAGACAATGATGAGATATAAACTTGGTGTGTGACATCACCTGATGTGACTTGTAATCTAAATTTAAAAGCTCGACCAAAGTAATTTCCGATTCTGAAGTTTTGAAAATCAGTAAATGTTGGTGAGCCACTAGGGTCGTCATTGGTTGTTGCTATTTGCAATTGAACTTCAACATCATCATAAGTATTTAAATCGAAAGATTCATAACTATCAATATTTCCTGAACGAGTATCTATAAAATCTGATGTTGAATCTGTAGTAAAGGCAAATGCAGAAGTAAGTCTGTAAGAGGCAGCGGCAATACCTGTATCAATAACATTAGCAAAATCATAAGTACCTGCTAAATCTACACCACCCGCTGAATCTATAAACCCTACTTCGTCAATCAATCCTAATGAATCAAACAAAGTATCTGCTTCTAGTTTTAATTTTTCATCTATGACAACCATATTTGATTTAGTTCCAGCAAAAGATGGATTTTCTGTTCTTGTTAAAAATTGTGTTGATTGAAATAAATCAGGTGTAACTGTATTTACTACTGTTGTGGCATTAGCAGATTTTATACCAATAGAATCAACAGCTTTTATCAAATAAGTACCAACTAATAATGGCACTTCTGTTGAGTTTGCTATACCTGATACAGCTTCACCTACTTGAGTAGATTGTTGCCATACCGCACCTGATGTAAGTGATGAATGTCTTATCTCATAAAAACCACCAATCTTGACATCTAAGTCTGTTGTAGGTGTCCAATTTAAACTCGCAGTATTACTATCTGCTCTCAAAAATAAATTACTAACATCTGATGGTACTGCGGTTAAACCATATATTCTTTGTGTGGTAGATGAAAATTCTGATGCCACACCAACAGTATTGACTGCTCTTACTCTAAATTCATATAAAGCTGGTTCAATATCAAAGAATTCAAAATTAGTTCCTTGTGATGTTCCAGCACCTTGAAAAGATGCTTCAGTTGATTTTTTAAATTCAACATCATAATGGTCAATGGTTACACCTAAATCTTGCCATTCTGTATTTACTGATGTACCAAAAGTTAATATGGCTTTTGCTTTTACACCTGAACCTTGCGTAGTAGTAAACAATTCTTCTGTTACAGAATTGATTGCTGGTGTATTTACATCAGGCAAAGTTCCAAAGTTTTCTACCTCAAATATTTCTGTAGCAAAATCAGAATAAACTCCTAATCTGTTTTTTGCTCTAACAGCTACAAAGTATTGACCAGCTTCTAATTTATCAATAGTAAAACTTTCAGTTACACTTCTGCCTTCAAAATCATAACTAGCCTTATTTGCAAAGCGTACTGAGTTCAATCTATTAATACCAATCTCATAAGATTCAACAGATGATTTATTTGGTTGTGTCCAATTGATAGTAACTCTGTTAAATAGTGTTGGCGGTATAGTAATCAATTCTTCTGAAGGCGTAGATATTGTTGGTTTATCTACAGATGAAAAATTAGGTAAGTTTGTATTTGGCGAAGTATCTTCTGCTTGTATCAAACCAAAATCATAAACATCATCATCGTATTCTCTTGCGGTAATATCCACTTCATCATTATTTTTTATAGCAAGTTTCATTATCTTGAACTTCTTGCCTTGATTAGAATTCAGTGTATTCCAGCCTAAAGATTCCAATGAAATAAAAACTACATCACCTATTTCTGCTCTGAGTCCTTCAATTGTTGATGTAAATTTAAAGACCAATGACTGCCTAGATTGTTTCATGTTGATTGTAGAAATCATCTGTGACCTTTCCATTTGGTCTGTAAAAGGTAGTTCTATTGCTCTTTCAAGACTCAAACCATTATCTTCTGTTTTGAATGTTGAGCTTTCTACAATGGCAAAATCTCCTTGCATATCTCTTTCTTTATTAAAGAAAGTTGCCCTGATTTTATTTGCTTTATATTCTTTACCACCTAAAGATAATTCAAAAGCACCAACAATATTATCTTCGTCAAAACTTTGTACTGCTGTACCTGTATCATCAATTAATAATTTATATTTACCGCCTGAAAATATTATTGAACCTCTACAAGATGTAAGAAGTTTTTCAATATTATCTAAGGCTTTATTATTGGTATTTAATATGCCATTACAGGTATATTTTTTTTGAGTTTTACCACCTACTGTAACTTCAGTATCACAAATATTTCTTGCAGTAGTAAATGATGTTGTGTCAATTTGTGAACTTGGAACTGACCTACCATAAATGGTATTGGTTAAATAATCTTCTATACAGTCTGCTGGATTATTACTAAAGACTTTATAAGTAGTACCACCCGAAGTAGTGCTTCTGGTTTTTTTTCCAATTACATCAAAATTTACTTGTGGAATGCCTGTGTTACCAAACACTTCAGGTTCAAATTTAAATCGAACATAAGCATAAGCCACGCCTTGTAATCTATCTGATGCTGTCCAAGTTCCATTGGTTTCTGAGATTAAATCTTGGTCTGCTGTTTGTGTTGTTGTGCCATTGTATATTTCATATTTGACTATCCCTTCATATTTTGGTTTATGAATATTTTCAGTAGGAAAGTAAGTTATATTACCACCTTCACCTTCATTGATAATTATATCTGTTAGAGATGTATCATATAAATCAGGTGTAGTATTTACTTTGTCATTGTTTAAATAGACTTGACTGACTCCCTGAATCTCACCTTCTGCGATTGCATAAACCACATGAAGAAATTCATTATCATCTCCTGATACATGATAAAAAATTGGTGTGCCACCTACTCTTCTTTCTCCATAAATTACAGGTAAAGGATTAGTTGAGCCTTGTTGATTGGATAGTGCTGATTGTGCCTGTGCTGACATATCATCAGGAAAGTCCATGTTCATAGCACCTAATAATTGACTTCCAGCGTAAGCACCAACAACTACTGTTGCCACACCAATAGCTATTAATGTACCTGTAGCTATACCTGCTGCTGCTGTAGTACCCACAATTGAAGCTGCAACAGCACCACCAATACTTGCAAAAACAGGTGCTAATGCTGGTAAAGCAAAAACACTACCTGTAAAAAATAAAGCTGATATAAATAATATTATGTTTCTAATTTTCATTGTTAAATCTATATGCAGAATCAAAATCGTTAAAATCAGATATTGGCAAAATTGCTGTACCTATTTGTTCATCTACAGATGCTATTTTACTACCAATACAAATATGACATGAATCCCAATTTTCATTATGTTTGACTAATATATCGCCGAATACAGCTTTTGTTGGATGATACTCTGTCATGCCTAATTCTAGACACCTGCCTGATATTCTTTGAGCAAATTCTTTTTGAAATTCAATTGCACCTTCCTTAGTAGAATATTTTTGATAAATTATTTTTAGTAAATCTGTACCTAATACCTTATCAAAGTATTCAACAATGAACGTATTACAATCATTAGTTCCCCATGCAAAAGGCTCTTTCAATTTAGCTTCTATGTATTTATTTGCTTTTAATTTATCTATCATCGTATTTCTGTTGGTAGATTTATTCTACTACCTGATGAACCATAATTAACTGTTGATGTTGCTTTTACAGGCCTTTCTAAAACACTATCACCACCACCACCAAATTCTGTAGTTGTAGCACTTTCAGATAGAGTGATTGTAAAATAATCTGTAGCAGAAGCATCAACTACAGTATGTGATTTATTTAACAAACTTCTATCTAAACCACCAACATCATCCAAACCTTCTAAAGTTATTGTGTCGCTGTTTGCTAAACCATGACTTCTATAATGAACTTTTACAGTTGCAGATGAAGCTGTAGTTTCTATTGGATTCGTTCTAATAATTTTTCCATCTAAACGAACTGCATCGCTACCGCCTCTTGCGGTACTTGTTGCTGTTGTCGAAACAACAACTGTAACTGTATTTGCTGTTATAGCTGTAACAGTATGTGCTTTGTTTATATCAGAAGCTGGTACACCACCAACTGCTGTTGCACCTGAAATAGTAATTGAATCACTTACAGCAATATTATGTTCTGCAAAATCTATCACTAAGGATGTTGAACCTGATGTAGTTTTTAAAGAATTAGCCAGAACAATATTTTTTTGTGTTACTGCAACTGTAAGTGTATCTGTAGTTCTTGCGGTTATATTGTGGTCTAAAGAAAGAATCCTGCTTTCAATACCGCCAACAGATGTTGTTTCTAAATTAAAAGAAACTGCTTCCCCTGTTTTAGCAAAGTTATCTGCATTGACTGTAATTAAATTAGAACCTGATGTAGTTTGTATCAATACAGGTGCAACCAATTCATCATCAACTGTGACTTCACTGCCACCAAACTTTCCTGATTTTACAGATGTTACTGTATTAGGAACCGCAATTGTAAAACCAAAACCATCAGAATCTATTGAAGTTATTGCATGAGTTCCAGCACCCTCTGAATGATTGATTGCAGAACTTAAAATAAATTCGCCATCATCAAATGTTTTGGATTCAAAACCATTTATCTTTATTTGTTGTCCTACAGAAAAATTTGCTGTGCTTCTGTTTGCATAATTAATATGTATTCTTACTGAACCTGATTGCAAAGTGAGAGATGGATTCGTTGGTTTTATTTCTCTAAAAATACTTTTTTGAGCTGGTGAAGTGTTATTGATTGGCGATGTTGTAGAACCTTGTGTTGATACACTAGAACTGCCGCCACCTGATGCAGTAGCACCTGTAGTCATTCCCCAATTCAATTCTTTAACTACAACTGAACTAAACCTAAAGCCTGTATCTCCTGAAAAAAAACTTTGTTGAGATTCATTATTTGTAAATCTTGTATTGATTCTATCAAAGTCCACAAATAATGAACTTGCTTGTACTGCTATTGTGCTAGTTCCAGCATCTACATCTTCTTTAATTACAGGATTATTTAATCTGCCATCAAATATTAATAATGGGTCTGAAACCAAAGCATCGCTACTATCTAAAAATGCCTTATAAATTTGTACTGTTCTATCTAAGTAACCGCCTGTTAAAAATAAATTAATGTATGTTGTGTCTACTCCTGATAAGGCAATTGTTATTGTTTCAATATTTGCTTCATTGGTTTCAACAATATCAGAAAAATTTAAAAAACTTCCTGTTGGTGTATAAGTATTTGAATCGTAAGTTACAGGAATATAAGCATCAGAAAGAAAATAACTGACATCATCAAAAGATAATTTTAATAAATGAAAAGGTTTGTTTGCAGATTTAACAATCTCTGTTTGAAATGCACCTGTGCTTCCTCTATCCATCTCATTAAAATATTTCTACCAATGACATGCTAAAACCAAATAAAGCACTAGCATCGGTAGCAAACTGTGTAATATCTTCGCTAAAAGAAACAGTAAAAGGTACTGCTGAAAAAACTATGGTTTCATCATTAGCAACTGCATTTAAAAGATTAGGTGCAAAATTTAGGGTAGCGTGACTTGTACCATCTGCATCCATGTCGGCAGTAGCCATATACACTTTTGAATGACCACTAAATTTAAAGAAATCACCAGCTTTTATAATACCTGATTCTGAAGCTGTAAGACCATCTATAGTCGCTGAATTTGCACCAACTGACACCGCACCATCAACTACAGGATTTTCTGTTGTATCGCCTTGCGATGTGCTTATTACAGGCGGTACATAAGTAAAGGTTTCAAACTGACCTTGTTGTTTCATAGCAAAAGCATAGATAGGTGCAAATTCTGCTCTGGTCATTGGTGGAAATTCCACTTCTAACAACCATCTTTGCCCGCCTCTTCTTCTTACCTGTCTTTTTAAATTTTGTGTAACAGAAACTAAAGTAGGTTCTATAGATTTTATGTTTACGCTACTTGCTGAAGGTGATGTTGGGAAACTGCCACTCATGTTACAAAACCTCTTCTGCCTCTCTTATTAAATTCACTTTCTATTATGGCAGATATAGTAGGTGCATTTTCTGTTATTGCTTGAAGTGTATCTCTTGAATCAAATGCTTGAATGTTGTAAGTAATATTGATAGGAGTGCCACCTCTACCGCCTTTTCTGTGGTCTATTACAGATTCATTAGGATGTAATATTGCTGGAAAGCCACCTCTGCCATCTACACCACCTGTTCTTGAACCAAAGCCTGTAAAGCCACCGCCTTCTGCTACAGGCATACCAGCAGTATTTATACTTCCTCTAAAACCTGACATTCCTTTACTTGCACCGCCAAAAAGACTGCCGAAACCACCTGTGATTGCGTTAAAAAGATTCTCTATAACAAATTTTTTGATAGCTATTCTTAATAATTCTTTTATTACAAAATCTGCAAAATCTTTGAAAGATAATTTACCTGTCATTAAGCCATCAACAATAGTATCTTCAAATTTTTTCATTGATGAAACTATGGTATCGCCAATCATAGTGCCTGTGCTTTTAAAACTTTCGCCAAATGTAAATAATGGTGCTTGTATATCAGCAACCATCTTAGCCATTTGTTGGTTGAACATTTCTGTTTTTTTACCAAAGACCTCAAAGAAATTACCACCTTCACCTTCTTCATCGCCAAAAGCACTTTTCATAGCTTTTTTTACATTTTCTAAACCTGATACTACATTTGCTATATTTTCACTTGGTACAATAGGTTTGTTAAAAGTTTTAAGTAATTTTTCATTTTCTGCTATTAATCTTTTAACTTCATCTGTCATTCCTTTGGCAAATTGTGTGCTTCCTAAAGCACCCATAGAAAATATATTAAAACCTATTCCTATGCTATTTAAACTTATACCTAAACCTGCTAAAACTTTATTTACACTTAGAAAATTTCTTTCAAAAGCCATTCTAAAATCATCAGATGCTTCTATTATATTTATAAGACCATCAATTATTCCTACTGCAAAATCTTGACCTAATTTCTTAGCGTTTTTTGTTGCTAAAGTATTTTCAATAGATTCAGCAAATTGGTCTAAAACAGGTAGAAAGGATGTCGTGATGGCATCTCTAATAACTCTAAAAGTAAAACCTATTCTTGATAATCTATCGTTAAATGCTTCTGTTGCTGATATTGTTTTGCCATCTAAAATTAAACCTAATTCTTTTTGTTTTTCCACATAAAGTTCAAAGGCTTTACCACCCATCAAAATAGTATTGGTGAGTTCTTGACCTGCTCTACCAAATAATAAAGCTAAGTCTGCATTTCTAAGAAAAATATCTCCACTTTGTTTCATCCCTTCCATCATTTGAAACAAAACTTCGTTGAAACTTTTTTCTTCACCTGTAGCTGTCATTAAAGACACACCATAGCGGTCAAAAATATCTGTGTAAGTTTTTAAGCCTTTACGACCTTCACCAACCATCTTGGCAAATTTTTGAATTGCTTTGTTTGCAGTATCAATCGAAGCACCTGATTGAATTGCAGATAATTGAAAGGCTTGAATTACGTCAGTTGTTGCACCTGTCCGACTCGCTATCTTGCCTATAACATCTATATAGTCGAAAGATTTTTTAAAGAGAACTGTTAATGCACCAGCAACAGCACCAATACCAGCAGTAAGCATACCAAAGGCTTTAAGTGCTTTGCCAACTGCATTTTTGACTCCATCTAAACCTTTTTTGACAGTATTAAATACTTTTTGAGTCTTATTGACAGCAGAAATGACAATGTTTAATTTTCCTAAGTTACCCATTTCTTTCCATTCTTTTATTCATTTCGTCTAAATATGCCAACCAATAAACAAACTCCTCTACAGTCATGCTCTTTTGTAACTGTTGAACTGTCATGCCGAGTCTGTCTGCAAGAGCAAACATAGCAAATAAATCAGAATCGGCTTTTACTTTTCCTGTGCTGTTTCAGATGTAACACTACCTAAAATCTCAGATGCAACATTAGACAAAACTTCTACATCAGCTTTAGTCATAAGTGACTCTTTATCAGCTAATGTAAAAAGTTTATTGCCATCTGCATCAAGACTTTTGGTAATTATTGCATAAACCATAACTTCCAAATCGCCACCATTTGCCATTTTGTAGAGTTTTTTAGACTCTTGTAATGTTAATGGTTTTGTAAAAATTTCTAAAGGTTGTTCTTCTGTTCCCCATTCTTTGACTTCAATTTTTTTAATTTCTTGACTGTCAAAGTGAGCAACGACATTATCAATCGCTTTAGTCATTATGAGTAAGTACCAATAGCCAATGCACCTGTGCCTTGAAATGCAATCGACATTTCAACTAATCCATCATGTGCCGCAGTTCTAGTGACATCAGTTACGATAGCTGTGCCTGACAATTTGTATGCACCACTTGCTGTTCCTTCAGGTGCTAAATTCATAGTGAATGAAGAACCTATAGTCAAAGAAACTTGACCTGAAGTATCAGTATCATCA